TTAATAACGATTAATGTTCTAGTAGCAGCGTCAAACGACTTAACTTCAGCAGTGACGTTAGATGTACCACCAGTAATAGTTTCACCTGCTGTAAAGGTGCCAGATCCACCTGCTACAAGACCAACTGTAATCGCATTTGCAAATGCAGTCTCGATTGCATCGAGTTCTGTAATACCTGTATTGATCTCCTCGTCGCTGTACTCGAATAGTTCACATTGACATTCCCAAACATAATTTCTACCTAACTGATAGAAAGGTCTTTCTACTTCTACAAACTTGATTTCAAATAAATGTTTGGTTATTGGGAACCAAATTAAGTCCCCTTCGTTTGGTCTCCCTTCGACGTTAAGCGTGACACTGTCGTCCACATGCTCTTTAAATTTCTCACGGGAGAATATAAAAGTTGTCTTGTCTTCAATACGGATTCCAAATTTACTAAGTAGCTCACCTTGTCCTTCCCATCCTTCAACATTATTGACATATGCTCTAATTGCTTTCGCACTTTCAAATTTTCCATCCGAGTCTTCTTCAAAGACTGAATCTTTGTTGACAATAGTTCTCGGAACATAGTAAATGTCTTGCCCATAAATCTCGATACTTTCTACTACTAGATTTTCAATAAATTTTTGTTCTTGTGAGGATGCGTTTGCTTTTAAACGTCCTGCATTAGAATAATCTGACTGAACGTAATCCTGAGCTGGTGTGTTCTTAATTGCCATATTATCCTATTAGATCTAGTGGTGGTATTTCATAACGATCACGGATATCTTTTTCAAGATCTTCCTTGAATTTACTTGCGTCTTCAAGGATTTGACGACCGTTAAGAGTCACTCCACCTAACATTTGAATACCATCATACTTACTGAGGTTTCTACCCCACTGTTGTTGGAATAGTGCCTCAACATAATCCTTTAACCAGTTGTCATTGAACATGTCAGTAAAGGTTGTAGGATCTTGACGCATAGTCATGTCTACCATTATATAGTCTCCAACTGTAAGATCATCCCAGTCGAAGTCCAAATAAAGTCTGTTTGAATGTTCATTCCATTTAACTCTTCTATTTGCTTGAGAGTTAGTCACGAAGTCAAGAGTCTCTAAGTATTGAGATGTTAAGAAGTAATGTAATATCTGTCCATGTGTCATGGAGTAGATATCATTTAAGAATATTTGATATTTAATATTGAAAATATTACCAGGTACTATGCTTGATGCACCTATGTTTGTATATACATGATTGATACCTAAAGTACCAGGTGGTGTAGAAACATAATTATCTTGTCCATACCAAGGAGTTGATCCTTCTTGAGTAAATCCTTTTGCTTGTGTCTTAATAGCATCAGTGACCTCTATTCTCATGAAGGTTTGAAAACTACCATTGTAATGGTATTCTTGATAGTAATCTATTGCTTCTTCTACCAAATCATCCAGCTGCTCAGTGGCAACGTTAATGTCTATCGTAGGAAATCCTAATCTACGAAGAGCATAGTCTTTTAATTCTGTTTTACTTGCAGGTCTTGTAGCAGACATAGTTTATTAACCGAATGAACTGATAGTTAAGTTAGTTACATCATTAGCACCAACTGTTTCTCCTTTCTTGAAGAATCCAGATACATTATCAACTGTGACAGATGTAGAATCCATGGCTGTTATAACTCCCGAACTGTTGGAAGTTGTTCCAGTCAGTGTTGCTCCAATCTCCATAGTTGTGATGTCGGATAGACTGAAGGTAGCATTAGTGAATACAGTTGCAACGTTAACAGTTGCGTTAGTAAAGATCGTAGCAATATCAATTGTTGCTCCATTTCCGTGAATCTCTGATACTGGGATTGTACATCCATTTCCATGAATTGCAGATACTGGAATCTGTGCTCCATTTCCATGAATCGCTGTGACATCAAAGGTAAGAGCAGCAGCACCACCACCACCAAGTTGTGCATCTAAAACAGTGACTGTTTCATTGACAATGAATCCAGATCCATCATCTGTGACAGTGATGGAATCAACAGTACCACCGACTCCAATAACAATGGTGAATGTTGCATTAGCACCTGATGCCTGAGTAGCATAATCAGATGTTCCTAAAGTATAAGTGCCAGGAGTTCTTGATGAATCAGTTGCACCAAAGTTTCCTACGGTCTTAATACCAGATGCATTAGCGTTAACAATAGTTATAACTTCAGATGCTGCATATCCAGATCCATCGTCATTAATTGTTGCATCTGTTATAACTCCATTTGAAGTTGTAATATCAAGAGTCAATCCAGTTCCTGATCCAGATGATGTTGTTGCAACACCTGTTGTATTACTATATCCTGTGCCTGGATCGCTGAATGAACCAAGAGTCTTAACGCCACCTGCGTTAGCATTTACGATTGTAATAGTATCTGAATCTGTATATCCAGATCCATCATCATTAATTGCTACTGCTGTAATCGCACCAGAGGCATCTACAGATGATATATCAACAGTAAAGTTTGAACCAGATCCATCATTGGTTGTTGCGATTGCAGTTCCAGTTGCGTATCCTGTTCCTGCAGTAGCGATAGATCCAAGTGTCTTAACACCAGATGCATTAGCATTTACGATTGTAATAGTATCATCAACTGCGTATCCAGATCCTGCACCATTTATTGCTACACCTGTGACAACTCCGTTTGAAGTTGTTAAGTCAAGTGTTAAACCAGATCCAGAACCAACAGTTGTTGTAGCAATGGCAGTTCCGTTTGCATATCCTGTACCACCTACAAGTGTGTCAACTGTTGCTGCACCACCTGCGTTAGGGTTCGTAATTGTGATTGTATCACCTGCAACATATCCTGTTCCTGCAGCATTAATAGCAACGTTTGTTATTGCTCCGTTTCCATCGACTGTAGTATTGACTGTTAGGGCATCATCACCAGATCCAGAGTTTGTTGTAGCAACACCAGTTCCTGCTGAAAATCCACCAACACCACCAGATAATGTACCCAAGTTAAGAGTAGCAACACCACCAAGATTGGAGTTAGGAATTGTTATTGTTTCTCCTATCACATAATCAGTTCCTGCTTGATTCAATGCAATCGCTGTAATAGCACCATCAGCATTTACTGTAGTATCAACTGTCAATCCAGTTCCTAATGCAGATGCTGTTGTGGCAACGTTTGTACCAGCTGTGTATCCACCAACACCGCTTGATGACAATGATCCAAGAGTGACAACTGAACCAGGTGTAGGATCACCAGACAGATTTAGTTTCAATGTAGTGGAAGTTGCAAGATTATTCAACATTGCTTTGAGTTGCTCAAACGCATGATCAAGTTTTGTTTGTACTCTTTCTTCTGTATGATATAGATTAGTTCCTTCTGAAAGGTCTGTAGTAGACTTCTGACTTAGATCTAAGTTTGAACCAGTTGCAGCAGCAACTCTTGCATCTGCTCTTGTATCTGTAAAGAATACGTTTGTAGATCCTTCAGTTAGATTATCAGTATTGATATCTGACTGAGTTACAGCAAGTCCACCTGCACCATCATGCTCAATACCTGTACCATATGTAAAGTGTGATCTAGTTCTTGCAGCAGTAGTGTATAGATTATTAAGTCCTTCAGATAAAGCATCAGTATCATGATTATTAATATTTGCTGCTTGAGTTGCAGTTCCAGTTAAATTACCTGTGACAGTAGTGATGGCAGCAGCGTCAGCAAAAACGTTCATGTACTTCTTAGTACTAGAACCTAGACTGCGTATTCCATTTGCATCAGGTTCTATACCTTTAGAAATAGTAGTAGATGCTAAAAGATTACCAGTGACATTTCCTACTACATTACCAGTAAGAGTATCAATAGCAGCAGCATCAGCGTGAATGTTTGACCATTGTGCTGAAGAAGTACCTAAAGTATGAGTTGAATTTGCATCAGGAACTATAGTTTTGGATTGAGTTGTAGATGCTAAAAGATTACCAGTAAGATTTCCTACTACATTACCAGTTAATGATCCTCCTGTTTGTAGAGTAATAGCATCAGCATGAATGTTTGACCATCTTAAGGAAGAAGTACCTAATGTGTAGGTTGAATCTGCAGAAGGAACTAAGTTCTCGGCTTGAGTTGTAGCTGCTATAAGATTACCTGACACATTACCAATAACATTACCAGTTAATGTTCCCCCTGTTTCTAGAGTGATACCATCAGCATGAATATTTGCCCATCTTAGAGAAGAAGTACCTAGATTATATGTTGAATCTGCAGAAGGAACTAAGTTCTCGGCTTGAGTTGTAGCTGCTATAAGATTACCTGTAACATT